TCCATTACCAAACCATTATAAGGAATCGTATATAGAGGTGTAATGGTATTCTCCAAAATAGCACGATCTACGTTAGAAATAGCAATAGGAATAATATACATATAGGCAATATATCCACCCCTCATACATTCATCATTCCCACTAAAACCAGATTTTCCAATAAAATTACTTCCATGAGTTTGTGCTCTACCACTAGATACAGAAGAACTAGCAATAGATATACCATTTTTATATATTGTTCTGTTACCAGCACTAGCACTACGTGAATATACTAAACTAAGTATACTATCATCAGCATATGCATTTGAGCCAGTGGATAAATCACTAGTGACATTAAACCAATATTGATAATAATTCGAATCTTTTCTGCGAAATGCGAGTGCCTGGTTTTGAGCCATATTGCCTCCACCGAAAATAGCACCGCTTTGAGAAGTAATCGAACATTTAAAAACATAAGAATATTCACTATCTAAATATGGATGTGCTTTATCTGGTAAATTGAAAAAAGTATCTCTAGGAAAAGTGACAAGTCCAATCGTTTGATCATAAATCGGTCTATATTCAGCATTAGATTGTGTAGCATGATTTCCATTTCCAGTTTGATCCCACCATTGTGTAACATATGCTGTATAACCTGAAATCCAAGATGCTAATGAAGTTCCACTACCTAAATATGCCTTTTCTAAATTACCATTTATATCTGCATAAAAATCCGAACTGGTTGACTCGGAACTTCGTAGAATTGTCATTACCGGACCTGTATATCCCCCATATAATAATCGAACACCATAAGCACCAGCAGATAATTTGGTTCCATTATATAACATGGCTGCTTTTGTAGTTGAACTTAGTTTATCTATTACCGATATTATATTGCTTGAATCACTCGTATTTAGAGCAGTAGTGCTACCATAGGTAATTTGGATAGTTCTTGTATTTAAATATGTAATCAAGTTTCCATACATGTTAGTAGGTGAGCTCAAATCAGAAGTCACATCAAAATTGCTATCATACGAAATCCATCCTAATCCAGCATTCCTAGTTGAATTTATACTGATAGTAACATTTAAATCATAATTATTGGTTCCACTTACATTCGATAAATTCCAATTATATGTATATATGCCTATTAGCGTAGTTCCACTGGGAAGAGTAGCAAAATTAAATCCTGAAAATGCAATTGGAAAAGTAGTGATTCCTACTGTATTAAACGTGCTTGCTGGATCAATGTTAATAGTCATACCAGTTCCAGTAGGAAGAGGAGTAGCCCAAGCCCATCCGGTGCAGTATAATTGACCGTAATTTGTTTGACTATTTAAACGAACATAATAATTCGTAGGAAGTGTTCCAGCATAAAATAGAGGACCATACCTATTATTTCCACCTTGTAAATTATACAAATTAGTTATGGTTCCTAAATTATAAATACTATAACCTCCTTTTCCAGCAGTACTACCTCCTCCTCCTCCACCCCCACCACCACCTCCTCCGTCTACACCATTACCACCACCATACCCTCCTCCTCCTCCGTAACTATTATCATCTTTTGCTTGTCCGGTTCCTCCTACATATATACCATTACTATATGATCCTCCACTTCCTCCAGCTCCTCCTCCGAATGAACCTCCACTTCCTCCAGCTCCTCCTCCTGGACCTCCTCCTCCACTACCATTTCTACCATTTGAAGTTACACCATTGTTATTATTATAACTAAGACCACCTCCGTTTCCATAACTATTATTATAATTTCCACCTCCACCACCTCCTCCTGGAGCCCCAGCCCCATGAGAATTATTACTATTACTACCACCACCGCCACCACCTAATAAAAATCCATAATTATATAAATATGTTATAGTAGTAAGGTTATTATAAATATAAATTCCAGATCCTCCATCATTATTTGGGGAACTAGCTCCCATCCCCCCGGCGGCTAAAATGATTCCTGTGTTCATAAGACTATTTACATTGTTTTTTATGTAAAAAAAATTGCAAGAAGTATCAGTTCCACTATTCAAATTACTATCATAATAATATCCAGATGTGATTAGTGCTGCATTTGAATTTATAGTATATCTTATAGATGGAATTGGGATCGCCCATTTCAATGATAAGTATGCATGAACAGCGGTTCGGTCCGTAGCGGATAATCTAGCATTGAAAAATAATACTTCGGCAATCGATCCTTTCATTAAATTACCGAAATTATCATACAATCGAGATCCTATTCTGAATTCATTATCTTTAGGTTTAGTCCATGTATAATCAGTCGTTCCCATAATTTGAACACCATTACGATAAATATAAAAACTATTATCTGCAATTGACCATCCCATTATTAAGAAACTAGTAGATGTTTCACAACTAGTGGATACTGCTTTAGGTGTTCTAGAAAAACCACTAGAACCATTGTGCCAACGACAAAGACTTGGTGTATATTCACCAAATGTCAAACTATTAAAACTATTCCCGGTTTTACTTCCAACTCCTAAAACATCTACGGCAGTTGTAGTTGTAGTTGTGATAGAATTCAATTTTACAACTACATATGCATCCATAGGATAAGGAGCATTTGCAGTTGTTGTTCGATACCAAGAACTATTGAAGGTAATCGCGCCTAATCCATTTTGAGTATTAGAAGCATATGTTCCTGCAACTTGTGCTTCCATATGGTTTCCGTTTTTCTTATCTTTCCATGAAATTATACTAGTTCCATGCGTAGGAATGATTCCATTTCCACTTGGATCTGAACCATCATACCAATTATTTAAAGGTAAACTAGTTGTTGATGGATTAAATGCCATATTATTTTAAATATATATTACATAAAATATATATTTAACCTTATTATTATTCAATTCCTCAAAATAAAAGCATCCAAATCTTTTCTTAGATCCTCGGTAATTCGTTTTAATTCCACGATTTTTTTCTCTCTATCCGCAATTTTTTTACTAGTTTCTTGTAATGCAGATAATAAGACTGCATTTATCTGATCGGTATCTATCGATCGATAATCTGCCACTTCTTGTCCATATAAAAACAACGTCTCTGTTCCTTCTGGAAAAGATTCGGTTACTGTAAAACTTCGTTCATCTATAATGGATTGGACTTCTCTCCATATCTCTACATTCTGAATATCATAGAATTGTAATTTAGTCCCAATGGCTAAAGATTCCGTGGTTTTCGATTCTAAATAGATTTTTTGGCGTTCTTCGATTTTCACTATTTCATAGAAATTCGGTATATACGCCGGATTTGTATAAACTACATTTGGTAACACAGATTCTACATCTTGTGCTAAATATCCATATTTAGGAACAGTTCCTTTCATAAAATCTACATATTCAAAATAACAAGGTTTCAAATCATTCACTAATTCTAACGATTTTACAGAAGATAAATATTCCACGTTTTTCTTAATACGCTCATCCGAATTAACAGTGAAACCAACACCACTTGCAACAATAAAGGAAGCATATAAACTAACATATTGGCTGAGATTGGTTCCAATACTTACAGTGCCAGTAGTATTATTAATTTTATTAACTCCACTTATATAGTAGGTTGGAGCATTTAAATTATTATCAGTAAAATTATTTAAATATCCAGATAAAGTTAAAGAAGATGCGGCTGTAATTCCGAATCCAGGGATAGTCGGAACAAGATTAAGAGGCATAATAAATATAATATATATTACATTAAATATATTTAAATATCGAGTGAAACTGTATTTTTATCTGATTTATTTTGACGTGGTTTACGATTACTTCGTTTTGGCATATTACCTCCATCTAAATCTTTCAAGGATGTCACACTAATCATTGAATCTGCACCATTATCTACTGTAAAATTACTTTCTATTGGTTTTGTTTTCAATCCTGAAAGTAAATTATCAATATCTGTCATTTGTGGTCCTCGCATTTCAGGTCTAGAAACTGGAGGTAACGAAGAGGTCGATTGATAATTGTTTTGGATATCGACCCCTTGTTCTCTAAACATCGTTTGTCTAGGTGGTAAATCTGGTCGTGTTCCTGGATTTGGAGTAAATTGCATTGCCTGACCTGCTTGTCCCGATGGGACTTGCATCTGCTGACCTAAAGGCGCTTGTGCTCTATTCGACATATTACCCTGGTTTTTGGTTTCTACTGCAGCAGGTGGTGGTCCGAATTTTGTAGAGACTTGTTCTGGTGGATTCATCATATTTTTCGCAAATTCAAAAGTAGGACTTTGTTTACTCATCGTATCTACTGCTGCATTGGTAAACATACGCATTAATTCCGGACTTTGTTTCATGACATCACCAAATCCAGGTGTTGCAGAAATCAACATTTTATTACTCATATTGACAACTGCAGCAGAAAATCCAAGACGTAATAAAAGCGAAAGTTCAGGAGCCATTTTACCACCTTTATATTTCTCATGTAATTCCGCGAAAATCTCTTCATAACTGTCTAAATCTTCACTTACTTGTTCTCCCCATCCATCTAAATTCAAATCGAAAGGATTCAAAAAAGCATTTCCATATTCAATCGTATTGACAACTGTAGTAAACCACCACCCCTGTAATTTAATAGAATCTTTTTTCCTCTTATCTTCTAAAGCTCCTTCATATTCATCTTCGACTTCCTCATAATTCGAATCCATCGTAAATCGACTACTATTTTTAATCGTTCCTTTGTCATACCAATCTTCTAATTTCTTAATCATCATTCTCTTCTTTCTTCTACGTTCTCTCTCGGTCATATTTGCAGAAGAAGAAGATTTAGGAATTTCTGCACCCATTTTTGCAAATCCATCCCATGTTTTCGAAGTATTATTCACAGATTCAGCAGTTGCTTGACCTAATCCAGAATCAGAAGGTTCTAAATTCACTGATTTCATAGGTTCTTTTCCAAAACCAAAAAAATTCCCAAAAGAATTTCCTAAACCACCAATTGTTTTTGAAGAAGAAGAAGATGGTGTTTCTGGAATATTCATGGGTTTTACTCCCGATAAATCATTCAATTCTTTTTCTAAATTATCCAATTCATCTAGATCAATTTTCATACTAGAATTGGAAGATGTCCGTTTTTTCTCATTCATTAATAATTCAATTCCTCCACCAAAATTCACAGAAGAAGAAGGAGGTGCAGTAATATCGTCTAATCCAATATCAATTACTTCCATTATCGTTATTATGTTTAGAATACATTATTTATATTTATATTTACCGCATTCTTAAATATAAATTTTCTCTCTAAGGAATCCTACTCTTTTTTTCTAGAGAAATCCCCATTTTTTTACGAAGATACCAAATCCCCTGTAAAAATGAATCTGCTAAATCATCTTGTTTTTTGGGAAATTCGTTGAAAAAAGGTTGCCAAGAAGAAAAACAAGATTCTTCTAACCATTCTCTACAAATCTTTATTGCATCTTTTTTATGTTTTTTATAATCTGGATTTTGAATAGATTCTTTTACCGTTTCTTTTTTCTCTTCTTTTTCGCCTAAATATTCTCTCAATTTATTTGACGATGAAACGAATTCAATAGTAGGAACATTACGTAAAATAAATATTTGTGCAACCATTCCTTGAATGGTTCTCATTTTATTTGCAATTGGTGAAATTTGGTTTTCAATAATGACATAATCAATATCGTCTAAAGGTATTTTCGAGAGATGAAACACCATATTTCGACCAATTTGAATAAAATCAAGAGATTCCTTTTTCTTTTTTATATTCTTGGAAATTTCAGTAAGAACATTGGTATCTATCCATTTTTGGATTCTCTCTATTTTTTCTATTTTCAATTCTTTTTTTTCAACAACCGGAATCTTCCATTTTTTTTCGAATTCACCGAGAGAATCTACCGACATGTTTTTCAAATTATGTTTTTCCAAAGGAAAAAGAAATCCAGATGATTTAGCATGTTTTTCACAAAAATAGAGAGAAGGATTCATGGAATATTTCGCATTTTTTTTACAATTACAACCACATTTTATAGGAATTTCTTTTTCTTTTTTATCTAAAAGAGAAATATCGATTACATTCCAATCAATAATAGAAACGAACGAAATATCAAAAATACAATATGCTAAATTACGTATTCCTATATCAAAACTAATAAGTTTAGGCATACAAGTGTTCGAGAGATTTCTTTATATAAATGGTTTATAATAATTGGTTGTATTAACAAATATATAAAATAGAAAAGTATATATAGAAAATGACCAATAAACAAGTGCAAAAAGTAGATGTAGATCTATATGATTTTCATTCTTATTTCTCTCATGATTATACCGATATTCATGTTACTACCGAATTTATTGACTCCAGACATTTTTTTATTATTGTTACTAGATTAGACAATTCTAGAGGATGGAATGAAACATTGCAAATTTTAATCGATTATCGAGAGAAAGGGATGAATAACATTATTTCTATACTTCCTTCACCAGAAATATCGCAACAAAAAATCGAAGTAGAAACGGAATTTGATATTACTATATCGCCTAAAGATGTTGAAATACCATCTACTTATTCTCTCGTTCATAAAGATTCTATTGAAGTCGATAAAATGTCTAAAGAAGAATTTGAAAAAACGTTTCAAACGGTAATATATACGAAATTACCCGATAATTTATATGCGGTTGGTTTCATGAATCATCATATTTATATGTATAACGAAAAATACGGATCTTATTTTGAAATAATTAATAGTATTAAATTACTTGCTCGTGTATTTTTCACTTATTATTCACGTGAAATAAAATACCATTTTATTATTTGTGCCGATGATGGATTTTTTGAACAAAATTATCTCGAAAAAAATCGCACTATTCCAACTATTATGACAGATATAGATTATAATGATGGAAGACGTCCTGAAAATTTCCCTCTAGATCAATATCCCGTATATTATGATAAAAAATGGATATTTGCAATGTCAAATCATTGGAATATGCCATTTACGATTGATGTAATGGATCGACATTATTTATATTGCAATTTATACAATTCATTCCGTTCTTTTCATCGTGGTATTCCTTTTCTAAATAAAAAATCGCAAATTATATTTGCATGTCGTGCATCACGAAGTAGTGTTTATAATTTTATAAAACCAATGGAAACAACAGATCTAACTCAACGTTATTATTTTTACAGTGATGCTGTGTCAAAAGAAAATATTGTTTGTGGATTAGAGCAATGGATTGATAGTAAAGAAATGGTGGATTATAAATATATCTTGGATGTAGATGGAAATGCATGCACTTGGGATGCTACTGCATGGAAATTGAATTCTGGTTCCGTTATATTTAAAGTGAAAAGTCCTTGGAAACAATGGTATTATGAAGATTATTTACCATGGGTGCATTATGTTCCTATAAAAGATGATTATAAAGATTTACAAGAAAAATATTACTGGTGTGAAAATCATCCTTTGGAATGTGAAAGGATGATTCTTCGTTGTAAAGATTTATTTCAACGAGTATTTCGGTTTAATAATGTATTAACCTATGTTAAATCGATTTTTGAAAAAACACGAGAGAATATGTCTTAGAACAAAGAATATAAATAGTCAAGGACAATACATATTATTACTATGTTTTTTGATATTGGTGCAAATGTTGGGAAATGGGCTTTAGCTAATATAAATTCTTGCGATAAAATTATTGCAATTGAAGCATCACCAATTACATTTCAACTATTACAAAATGAATGTAAACATGATCGTATTACTCTCGTGAATTATGCTGTATGTAATAATAACTTTGAAGATATTACTTTTTATCAAGCAGATGCAGACACAATTTCTACCTTGAATAAAGATTGGTTGACGAATGAAAAATCCAGGTTTAATAATTGGGGTTATAAAGAAATTATATGTAAAACAACTACGATTGATTCACTCATTGAAACATATGGTAAACCAGATTTTATTAAAATAGATGTGGAAGCGGGTGAATATTTTTGTATTCAATCTTTAAGTCAAAAAGTAGATTTATTATGTTTTGAATGGGCATCTGAATTAAATGAAATTACATTTCAATGTGTAGATTATTTATCTGGTTTAGGATTCTCTCAGTTTTACTTGCAATTTGGAGATGAATATACTTTTCGTCCTCCTGTAAATGAATATTGTGATATTACTGAATTAAAATACAATATGAACCAAACAATACCAAAACAACATATGGGTATGGTATGGTGTAAATAAATATTTATTTCTTCAATGAAATTCCATACGTTTGTAGTAGTTCTGCTTGTGTTATTTCTGGAGCCACTTTTCTAGATTCTAGTCTTTCTCTCGATAAATATAAAGATTTTAAATCAGATTCATTTTCATTTGGTGCGATTTCATAGATGGAATTATATAATTTAGGACCATTCGTAGAAGGAGGATTCGTATCTCTCATATAATATCCAGTATCATTACATGCTTCTACCTGATTTTGACGAATAATATCCATTGCATTTTTTTGAAGGAAACGGCGATATTGCCAATTCGATTGAATATTATTCAGTTTAACTAGTCCATTATTAATATACGATTCTGGTTGCCAAGTCGAAATAATGGATCGACCATCACTCATCATAGGTGGAAATTGTTGAAACCGATTATTAGAATGATATCCTAATGTAGATGCTGGTAATGTCTCTTTAATTACTGGGTATGCACTATTTAAAAGCATGGAATAAATCTTTTTTTATATTATGATAATATAAAAAAATATAATAACGAACAGTCTAAATGACTTCTTCTTCAAGTAATTTCAATAATTCTGCACGTTTCAATTTATTTGGATTGGTAGATAAACCTTTGGTAATCACCATCATTTTCAATTCATTCAAATTCATTTTATTATAAGATATCGTGTTTGGTTTTTCGGGTTCTAAGGATTCTTCTAAAATAGTCTCTGGTTCTGGTTCTAATTTTAAAACATTTATAATTTCTTCTAAATCCGTTTCAGGTTCCAATTCCACCACTTCTAAATCTAAATCTAAATCTTCATCTTCAGATTCATATTCGGAATCTGAGTCAGATTCCTCTTCCTCTTCCTCTTCGATAACTTTATCCATTACAATAATTTTATTATAGCTTGGAGTAGATACTGGTTCTGTTGAAAAAAGAATATTTTGTTTTTGTTGTGTAATTGGGGGAGAATAAACCACTGTTTTCATAATACTGAATTCTTTTACTAAATTGTTATACATTTCAGTCAATAAAAATCCTTTTTTCTCTAAACTCTCAATTCGTTGTTTAAAATGAAACACAATCAAGAAAATAAGAATAACAATTATGCCTAAACTCAAGTAAAAAATACTCTCTATAAATGGTAAAAATGACATTTTTATATTATTGCTACATAAGAAAAAAGGAACTTTAACGCAATCAAACGTGTATTTTCATCGAGGTTTTTTCTCTCGACAATATAAATATATGAATCGTATGGAAGAAGAATCTGATTTCAATAAACCCGCATTTGTAAAACCGGATTTACCGTCTCCATCTCCATCTAGTTCTCGCTCTTCTCAGGAAATGGATATGGGAATGAGTGGGTTTGATTCAAAAACCATGATTATTCTCTTACTTATATTTTTTATAGTTCTTAGTTTTGTTGGGATGAATTTAATAACCAGTTTAGGCAATTTTATTCAATCTATTATTGAGTTTTTTAACCCAATTATTATTCGATTTTTAAATGCATTAGGTTATAGTGCTGGCACTGCCTTGGATAAAGTTTCCGATGTTACTGCAGAAGTTGCTAAAGGTGGTATTGATCTTGCAGATGGTGCAATAAATAATATTGGTGGATTATTAAAAGGTTCTGGTCCTGATCCTGCGTTAGAACTAGAAAAAAAAAATACACCTCCTCTTCCACCATCTCCATCTCCATCGCCATCGCCACCTCCTCCTCCTGCTAATACTCCTACAAAACCACCACCTGAACCTTCTGCAGATACTAGTGAAAATGCGATTCAAAAACCAATCACTTCTGATAAATGGAATTGGTGTTTAGTAGGAGAATATCAAAATAAAAGAGGTTGTGTTGAAATTACAAATAGTGATAAATGTATGTCTGGACAAGTATTTCCATCTCAACAAATGTGTTTAAATCCAACCTGGACTCCTTAGATATATTAAACTGCAACTACTGTAAATGTTCCTAAAGTAGAAGGTAACGTTGGTTGAATAGAAGAAAACGAAATTTCACAATTATATACCGATTGTTGTATTAAGTAATTGAGAGAAACGTTCGAAATTATGGACGTTTTTATATTATACAGTAAATTAGTTCCACTTGAAAATGATTGTGGGTAATTAATGGTATATAATGTTTCAAAACTATAAATAAATCCTGGGCTCGCATACAATACAATATTATAAAAACTAAGGTTTCCAATATATACAGTTCCTGAAAACGTAGTATTATTCAGATTTGCATTATTTGTAACATTGACTATATAATTATTATTGGCAGGTGTAAACGTATATGTTATATCACTATTTGGTGTGACAATTTCACTATTATATAAGATTCGGAGAGAAATATCATTAATTTCTATAGAATCGAAAGTAATATTTACATTATTTCCATTGATTTGTCCAAATATTTGAAGTGCGATAGGGATATTTAGCAGACTTAATGTATAGGTTGGATTTGTGGTAGCATCCGTGAATTCAACAATACTTACTTGATTATCATTTGTTGCATTAGGAAAAACAGAGTAATTGATAACAGATGTAGATAATGGTGGATTAATGATTCCATAAGAACGAGTTAGAACCGGATTAATATAATTATACAATGGCACATTTGAATCGTAATATAAGGTATTTACATTATTAAGGTAATCATTTGGAACACCAGATTCTGAAGATGATTTTGGAATATTTTCAGTATTACATGCCAATACTGCAGATGCTAAAGAAGCAGTTACCGGATTTATGTTTTTGTTTATATAATCATTCGATATAGGTCTAGAACTACCATTCATTACTTGTGTATATGATTGTTTTTTTGTAAGTGTATTGGTTTTAGTATTTCCTTGTTCATATTTCAGAACTTCTGCTTTTCTACGCATATCTAATTGAGATTTTGTTACATTACTATTTTCATAAGGATTCAACATTTCGATTCTGGAAGGAGGAACATTTAATAATTGTTGCTGTTTGCGTTGTGCACATAAAGTCATTATATTGGTCAACATACTATTATATATGTATTAGAATCATAAATATATTCTATAAAATAAAAATAAAAAATCCGTTTTTTTATTTTTATTCTATCCACGATTATACCATCCAGAATACCAAGCTGTATTCAGATAACTATAATTACCAGTTGCATTTTGTGCTGAATTCGAAAATTTACTAGTGCTCAAATTAGGACCAAACATTACAATATTATTAATTTCAAATACATTCAATGCACGATCAAAATATTGAAGGTTTGATAATTGTCCTTGAAATCCTTTTGGAAACACTTTAACATCATAAAAATTCTGTTTTGGTGCATTTGGCATTTGATACCGTTGTGCAATAACACCATTTACATAAGAATCCAAAACGGTATTTTGTAAACGGAAAGCAACATGCACCCATTTATTTAATGGGAGATCGTTTACTTGTATAAATTGATTATTGTCTTGTAATGTTTTAAACGTATTATTGACAATATCATCCATAAAAAAACCTAAGGATACACTTCCATCTCGTGCTTTAACTACATATAATCCGGGTCCGTTTATATCATATGTTCCATACCCAGATGACCCGTATGCACTATCTGGTGCTTTCACAAATACTGCATCTGCACTTAAACGTCCATCTGCACTATTTCCAGATGCGGCTTTATATTGTAAATACAACCATACAGACCATGTAAATTCAACACCATTTTGACCATTGACAGATCGTAAGACCGGTTTAGATCCAGATGTTCCGGGATTTTGAGAAATAGTAACCGGTGATCCTCCATCTAATAATCCTTTCACTAAATATGGACTACTGGATGGCTGTGAGAAATAACCAATTATACTTAGACCCATTTTAAATAAAAAAAGGAAAACAATCAAGACTAATATAATAAATGCAAATTTCGCAAATAAACCATTACTTTCTAAAAAATCATTACTTGCATTTACCACTCCTTTCTGTGAAAAATCGCCTAAAGTATTTTGAACTCCGGATTTCACATTATCGATTCCATTTGAAACGGTGGTGCTTACACTTTGAACTGCATCTTTTACCGTATTCGAATCTGGAATAAAATCCTTTACTTTTTCTATAATTGGTTTTTGTTCAGCTGCTTCACTCATACTTTTAATTATAATAAATATATATTTTTATAACATTGTTTAATTGAAATAAATTAAATAAAACAATATATCATTTTAATTGTTCATCTAAAATAGTGTAATGGTAGAGGCAGGAGTATTGTTTTTAGATAATTCGAGTTTTAATCCGTAATTAATCAGACTCTTGGTAGTTCCACTTCCTGCCAAATATAAATTCCATGCGGTTTGAGGATCCATGGAATTCGCGACTCGTTGAAATCCTGCAATATAAACATCTCCATTTCCAAAATTGATTTTAGCTGGGGTGTCTACATTCGCAGGTGGTAGTGTTGGATTTACTCCAGCATTTATCGATTTAATTAATTTACCGTCTAAATAAAAATCAATGTAGGATTGATTAACACTAATAATTACATGTTCCCATCGTTGTAAAGAAAAGTTGGGAGTAATTTGGTAAGGAGTTAATCCAAGTTCGTTTGCTCTGGCTATATTCGTTGAAATTGGTATCTCCGCAATCAATGATGTATCTGGTCTTACATCTAAAGTTAAATATGTCTTTGTATTTCCACTATCTGCAATATAAAATATATTATTTGATAATTTTCCAGACATACCTGGAACAGTGACATCACCTGCACCGGCTGGAGATGCTGGACCAGAATTTAAGTTATTGACGTAAATCCATAAAGAATAATAATAATTCATGGAATTGGAATTCGTCAATGTGCTTAAATCTACTGGTTTTGGTTTAGATTGTAAATATGTTTGACTTGATACCACAGATGTTGGTGCCATTAATGTTCGATAGACAACCCATAAAATGACTAATAACAAAATTGCTAAAACCATAAAACCATAATTCATTTTTATATATTGTTAACGTAGATTATTTACAGGGGGGTTAAACTTAAATAACATGTTATATATTCTAGATATTTGAGCAGACGTTAATGGATTTTCGTAATAATTTATATTACATATTGCTCCCGGTATATTTAATGGTCTTTTGTCACCAATGGTAATAATATCACTTCTGGATTTTTTAGGAAGCCGATCTGATAAATCCATACTTCTTGCTAAAGAACCATTTAAATATAAATCTACCTTGTTTTCATAATAAGAAAAGACTACATGATGCCATTTTTGAGATGGCATTTTTATAATGTATTCAGGTAAAGCTGTTTTTGTTAAATCGGTTCCTACTGGTATATTATCTATATTATTGGTAAACATGAATCTCCAATCATCATTACCTAAATAAGTAATACATGGTTTTCCATAAAAATCACCTGGACCGGCATATTTAAATATGATAGATTCTTGTTCATTCGTTACTAATATCGTGTTGTTTATGAATATCCACATAGATAATGAGAAATTATTATTATATATATCTAGTGGTATAACCTCATCTATGGTAGGTATCGTAGAATCTGACAATGGTGTATTGGTTGGGATTGGCGCTTTTAATAAGAATGTATCTCCTGTGCTAATTTGATTCGGCACAGTTGATGTAGATGTTAAAAATGCAGGATTACCTAATAATAAAACACTTTTTGGAATAAATACCGCATTTACAATAGTTGGTAAATATACATATAATAACAATAAACAGATTTCTATAATAAATAAAACAAACACGATAGGTGGAGTAGTAGTCGCTTCTTGAAATAAATATCTAAAATAATCCGAAATTAAACATGGTAAATAAAACAATACTTTTGTAATAAATCCAGACCATCCTCTTTGTTTTTTAATCGAGTTTATAAATACATTATAGTATATCATTAATCCTACTAAAATGATGGCAAATACAATTCCGATTGTTATATAAGAAACCGTGTTTGTCATTACATTTTTCTTGGTTGACGTAATATAAAAATATAATAAAAATGCTATAAATGCAGATATACCCAATACAATCAATCCTATTATTATCTTGTAATTCAGATTTAATTCACCAGAACCAATATATAACAATGCGATTAATATTACTGGAACGATTACTAATACAGATATCGTAAACGGTTTAGACATCAATAATTCTGGTGTTTTTGCAGTATAATATAAAATCAGTGCAATATAGGTGCAGAATAATATAACGATGATAATTCTGGAATATTCCAACAGAATTTTCATGAAAGAATTTTCTTTTATTTGATTTATTCTTTTACTAATAGAAGATTCCATCTATATATTATATCTTTGCACAATAAAAATGACGTTTTTTATTTATAAATTCTCAATCGTCGTTTTTTTTCCATGACATTCTCTACATAATGCTACTAAATTATCTATATGATTACTTCCTCCATATTCTAACCGGACTTTATGATCTACTTCAAACCATGCAGATAATTGCTCTCCACAATCTCCACATTTCCAATTTTGTTTAGATGCTACGAATTTTTTCTTGGTTTCACTAACCGATCGTTTTGTTTTTTGTGTTGGAACTTCCGTAATACCACCAGATTGTAAAATACGTTTTTCTGCATACGTTGGACTAGGTTTAAATAAATTCAAAATAGGATTTGCACTTGCAGCTCCAGCAACTGCACCAGCTGCAACTGCTTCTTGACGGGCAGTAAAATCTAAGATTGGTGAAATGAAACTACTTGCATTTTGATCAATTGGTAAATATTTCAAATATTCACTCGATGTTTTGATCATTTCATTTGCTCGTTTGGGATCTTTTTTTAAAAGCCAATATAATACGAATGCACCTAAAACAATACCTGCCATTTGGTAATATTTTTTCCAAGATAATAATAATTTCCAGTATTTACCTTCTGTATATATATTTGCAACTAGATATGCCGTGATGAAAAATAATATAATTTCGATTCTCATATTATATTATTAGGTTATATAAGTGATTGCAATAAAACCAAGAGAAAGAAAAATAAATCCTAAAACAATATATTTTTTCTGAATCCCGAATTTACGAGATAATATGATTTCTTTTGGTAAATATTCACGGTAATAATTATCCATATGTTGTAATAATGTATATTCTGGTTTTCCCATGCTTTTATTTATACGATTTTCCACAAAATGAATCCAAAAGAAAAAAGAATCGCGATTGGCTAAATATGGACTTATTGGAAAAGAATCCAATATATTACTAAAGGATTTTCGGCATTCATCATGTGGTATAAAAATGGGTAGATTCTGGATGAAATCGTAATATTTACGTTGGATAATTTTATTCGGATTATCTGGATATGTATGTGCCATTGTTCTTAGAAAAAACCATAAATTCGGCATCCATATATCCGGATTTAACGTCATCTAAAACTATATAGAAAGAATAGAAGAATAATACATAGGAATAGACACGATACACTATATGATTCAAAATAATATTTGGACACAAGATACAGATTCACCGGCAGTATCTGATTTTTTTTGTAATAATTGTGGAAAAACAGGACATTCGTTTCATCAATGTAAAATGCCTATTACAAGTAATGGCGTGATTGTTTTTCGGGTTTGTCCAAAAACAGGAACCAGGGAATATTTAATGATTCGTCGTAAAGATACTTTAGGATATATGGATTTTATGCGTGGGAAATTCCCGGTTTTTCAGAAAAGTTATATTATGAATATGTTGACCCAAATGACAATAGATGAAAAAACACGTTTACGTTCACGTATGAAAGACGGTGGAATGAAAGAGAAATTTCAATCATTAATCAATGGTATTGTTTCTAATGGAGAAAGATATGATTTACAGTCATTATTAGATGAAAGTGATACTTATGAAACTTGGACAGAACCTGAATGGGGATTTCCTAAAGGTCGTCGAAATACACAAGAAAAAGATTATGATTGTGCTTTACGTGAATTTTCGGAAGAGACTGGATATTCTATTTCTGTTTTGAAAAATATTCGGAATATGGTTCCATTTGACGAGATTTTTATTGGATCTAATTACAAATCTTACCGTCATAAATACTATGTTATGAATATGTCTTATGCCGATTCTTTGGCGATGAAACCTTTTCAGAAAAGTGAAGTTAGTGGAATGGAATGGAAAACCTTACCTGAATGTTTGAAATCTATACGAACTTATAATTTAGAAAAAAAACGAATATTGACAAATATTGATTATTGTTTAGATAAAAGTATTTTATGTATGGTTGGTGATTGTGTATAAATATTATTACCGTATAATAATATATATTTTTCATAATGGAGGAGGAAAAAAAAAACGAAAAAGCCCCCTCACCAGGTCCAGGTGGTATAGGAGACGCAATCGGTCCACTTAAAGATGCAATTGGTCCAGTAATGGAAGGTTTAAAAACTGCATTTCCAATGGTATCTGCTGCAGCAAGTGCTCTCTCAGCATTAAAACCACCTAACCAAGTTCCAGAACCAGATATGAAGAAATTTGATATGGTAATGGAAGATTCTAATTTAAAACCCATTATTCAAGATAAAATCGATGTGACAGATGTATTTCAACCTCCAGAAGAAGCGCAAGAAAATCAAAATTCAGAAAAGAAAAATGAAACACAAGTAGATACGAAATCAAATACTCCAGAAATAACATGTAAACAAGAAGGTGGTGCTGAAAATGATATAAATACGAAATTAAAAACTATTATTGAAGATAAATTAGATTGTAAACATGTAAAAGAAATTGTTGTTAATAATTTCGAGAGATTCATCAATGAAAAAGTAGTGAATAATCATTTTCATAGTGTAGATGGAACACGAAACCAATTAAAAACCTTGTCTATTTTTTATCGTCATGGATTATCGAAAATCGTCAGTAAAATAATGGACGATGTTCAAACAAATGAAAAAATACGAACGTTTTTTTTAGATGAAGTAATGAAAATCGTGGAAGATGTTGATGACGAAAATATTTTCGATTATTTATATACGTTTAATGAAAATATGGTATTTGATACATTAAATGATACTAAAGTAAAAGAATATACGGATGCGAATAGTAATAATAAAGATAAAATGATGAAATTATTACTAAAATTATATCCAACGGAAGAATTCAAACAATTAATACAGAATAATACTGAATTAAAAGATAAAGAAAAATGGCAAAACATATATGATGAATTTCAATTGAAAGAAGAAATGCAAGAAAAAGAGGATAAAAAAGAAGAAAATAAACTTTTAGAAAAAATGGGGATTGATAAAATGTTGAAAATTGTCGGTATAAAAGATTCCAAGAAAGAATTACCAGAGAGTATTACCGATTTTATCACAGAATCTACTGATTTTAGTGAGATAAAAGGTGGAAATAAACGTAGATCCAAGAAAAACCGAAACGCTAAATAAACGATACTTTCTTTTCAATCTTTTCTAAAATATCCGGGTTATATACTAAATTTCCAGTAGGTTTATAATTCTTTATTGGTGTAAATTGTTTTTCTTCTTTTGCTGCAGGATGTGCTCCACCTCCACTTCTCGGATCATTTAAAATACGAGCATTGATATCTTTTACATTCATTGGATCAGATTCTTCTTTTGGATCTATGATATTTCCCTTTTCATCCATATTTTTTCCTGTTTTCCGCTTAAATTCTGCACGAACATAAGCGGGAATCCAATTTGACCAAGAAATAAACAACGTATTTGGATGAATATATTTGACTAAAAACCCATTATCTTCTAATTTCAACACTAAATATGCAATACAATCTCCTTTATCATAAATAGGTTCTCCGAAAATATATTCCGGGACTAGAAACCATACATGTTTTTCTTGTAATTTGTTTCTACCGGTTAATGTTATTCTACGATGAACCCGATTCAATATTTTATTGAATATGGATAATTGTTTTAAATCGCGTTTTTGTTTTTTTTCGTATAAATCATCAATATTTATTTTACGATTCGATTCCTCATCATCCACATATAAAAAACAAGACATCTTTCTTATACGATAGATATATATTATGATAAAAACATAAACGTATAATATATGTTTTTATATTGTTTCTTTTTATCCTTCTTAATGGTAGCTTCTAAAATAAAACATTTAGTTATTTCAGGAGGAGGTGCTGCTGGTTTTTCTTTTTACGGGGCATTGAAACATAGTCATGATTGTGGAATATGGAATATTGCAGATATCGAGAGAATCTATTCTACTTCGGCTGGATCGATTATTTCCGTTTTTTTATCTATGGGATATGATTGGAAAACAGTAGATGATTATATTATTAAACGTCCATGGAATCAAGTATATAAGTGTGAATTACCAATGGCAATACAGGCAATTAAAAACCAAGGATTGTTTGGTCAATATAATATTAAAGAAACATTTAATCCATTATTTCTTGGAAAAGATATTTCGCTAGATATTACCTTGGCTGAATTCTTTGATTATAACCAGAAAGAATTACATTTTATTACTACGGATTATGAAACCTTTGATTATGTAGATATCTCTTATAAAACACATCCGAAATGGAAAGTAGTAGAAGCAGTATATGCGTCTTGTTGTCTTCCTGTATTATTCTCTCCTTTTTATAAAGAAGAAGATGGTATTACTCATGTATATTTTGATGGAGGAATACGCATGAATTATCCGTTACATGTATGTTTAGAAGACGGTTGTGACCCTTCGGAAATATTAGGTGTTCGTAGAATAGATCCAATAACGATTGTAAATAAAACGATATTACCTTCTTTTTCACTATTTGATGTGATTCAAAAATTATTTCATCAATATATGAGAAAAATAGAAGTTGATTTACCAGAAGCTAAAATTCGATACCAATATGATATAATATTTACATCCGTTGATTTAAATGCAATTTTCCAATGTCTCTCTTCAGAAGAAGAAAGAATCCGATTATTAGAAATGGGAAAAAATGTATGTGTATCTATGGAAGAAATATAGTTATTTTATTTTTTACCAACCACATTATCTATAAATTGAGCCAATGCACTGGAAGTTACTTTTGCATCAAAATCAATCACTTTTCCGTCTTTCACCATTTTTACAGTTGGATAACCTTTAATATCATACTTTTCAATATAATTTGTTTTGATAGATGGATCGCCTTTTACATCAGTGCAATCGATACTTTCACACTTAATAAGATATTTATTTATTTCACGATTATTGTATTTCTTGGAAAAAATATCCCATTCAGGAGATGCTTTGGTGCAATAAGGACACCAATCTACATGGAAAAAATAAATAATTACGGTAGTTCCAGTATTATATGTATTTGAATCTCCTCCGGTTGTATTTGGCATATCTTTAAATTGTTTGTTTTTCTCTTGTGGTAAGTAAAAGAAATTATAAGCATATATTGTTGCTAAAATCAACAAAACAAAAAGTAAAAACATCCACCATGCTAATTTATTTGATGCAAAATACTTTACAATAATGCTTTTTAAACTTGCCATTTTATTATATTATATAGATATTATAATTATTTAGTATTTTTTGAACGTATACCATAAAAAAAGGGTTTACCTTTTTTTATTTTTATTTTTTTTTGTAAGTTTTTCATAATTTTAGGAATTATATTAGTTTAATGAATAATTTCATGAATAGAAAGTAAATTATTATAATCTGGAATTTCCATGGTAGTATACTCTTCACGACATAAAGCACAACATGGCGTTTTTTTTGCCGAGTTATGTTTCAAGTATGAAGAAACACAATCATAACAAAAACGATGTTTACAGTTCAATAACACACTATTTATTTCTAAATGGTTTTCAATACAAATCGCACATTCGAAATTTTTTTTATCGGATGATGGATTGTATTCTGAACAAAATACTTCTATTCTCTTTTTTCTAGCAGTATATTGTCTTGCAAAAGTATCATAATCAAAAATTTCCAGGTCATTCAAGAATGCCATAGTTAAATAATCATCGGGTTGACTCATCTTTAGTTAGTTTGTTTGTTCGTTTACGTATTCGTTATATACTATTTTATCTTTTCTTTTAAAAAGTTCAATTTTTTAGCAGAGAATGAAAATAGTGTAATATCTCCGAAATATATATATATATCAAAAATATAAATAGGTTTACTATGACAGACAAAGACAAAGAAAAAGAAAAAGGGAAAAAAATAGAATTAGGAGATATTATTTTAATAGATGCACCTACGAATCCTGAATGGCATCAACAAATATTTTTTATTTCATATATTGATGATGAAATGGTTACAATGATACATACTACTTCCCATTTGCCTTATATCTATAATTGGCAAGATATAAAAGATATTAAAAAAATAAGTATATTAGAGAAAAGTTCTCTCAAAGGTTTTGCAAAACAAAATGGATTATATCCTCATATTTGGGTAGATATTTATTTCGGAGGAGAAACCCCAAGAAGTATTACTGCTGAAATTACTAATTTAGAAGAAGATATGATTGAATTGACTACTTATCCAGAAAATCAAGTGTTATATATTGATTTTGCTTACCAAGGAGTTCCTAGAAATTTACCAATTGAAAAAATATGTATAAGAGAAAAACCTGCGTCTTTTCGTCGGGGTGTTTTTTCGGAAGAAGAAGAAGAATCTGGGGAACCAGGAGAACAAGAAGAAGCGTCTATGGAATATTTAGAAAATGGATATATTCAAATTGTATTACCAAAACAATTTCAAGCAGATGAGAATTATCATGATCGTTTACAGAAAATATATCTTCAAGAAGATGGTGAAGAACTAGAAGAAATTGTGCAAGAATTAGAAATCCCTCCAGAACAACAACATTTTGGTTTAGAAGCACAAGTCAATGATTTATTAGATGCTTTTCTCTCGACTGTTCCAGATTATAAACGCACTCCTTCTGTTATGAATGGTTTTTATACCCATATTCAACGATTTAAAGAATTGAGAGAAAAATTCTCAATATTTGATCCAGTATATCATCAAATTACTGGTGTGAAACGTCCAGTAGAAAAACCAATTGTTTCTAGAATTGCAAATTTAGATATTTCTCTCCCTTGGTTCTTTCCAGTTGTCTCTCAAAAAAAAAAGATTTATTACGATTTATCTGAAAAAGATAGTGGTCCATATTTAACAGGAGAAGAAGAACGTAGAGAAACAGAATTAATTCAGTATTTTTTAGATACTGATTATACTGATGAAAGTCGAGTTGAAAATGAAACATTTTATAAAAATAATATACCACAATCCGAAGTAAAATATGCTAATATGTATATACAAACTGCGAATTATGAATCTACTTTTGAACCGTTTCCTGAATATGCATTACATACATCTGTTGTAAAAACCGATATGGATGTTTTTATTACTAATGATAATTCTCTCAAAAGTAAAACAATTGGAGATGATCGTGTTTACTTGAAACGATTTGCAATTCAACGATATAATAAAGAAATCACGTATGTAAAAAGTAGAGGAAAAGAAAATGCGACATTCGCCAGATTATTTCCTCCAGATTCTCTCGCTTTTCATTCTTTTTTTGTTATGCCAGAACCTTTTATCCGTTTTTCCAAAATTAAATTACCTAATCTATCTATTCTCTCAAAATCCATGTTAAATATAGCATATCCTTCTTATTTTGCATTTTTAAATAATAAAACACATGTATTAGAAAACGAAGTTTTTGTGGAATCTGAATATGATATTGAAATCAAAAATGCATTTCAACATTTTTATTTATCTTTCAATGATGAAGTAGCTGCATCGATGGATTCTGATGAAAAAACACGTGTTTTTTTACAAAATGTAATTCCTTCTCTCTCTAAAATCACGGAAAGTTATCTTATGCAACAAAAAGATATTTATACGTTTTTACAAGCAGTCGATTTTTTAGAACCTTTTTATATTTATATTGAAGATATTACTTGGAAAGTAGCGAATACAATCAAAACATTACTGTATAAAAATATTGATCGATATAATACTGAAAGTGCATTGAAAACTGAATTATTTAAAACATTGTTACTAGAAAATTATAAATTTGAATCTGCTATATTATGGAATATATTATTTCGTGAAAAAACAATGATTGATAAAGCATCAGATTCTTATGGTATTTATCTAGATAATGCCATTACATCATCAGAATGTTTATTATTTTTCATGGCATTAGATCAAGGTCGTATATATTATAATGATATTCAAAGACATCATTTACTAGATTTATATGTTCCAGATTTTTTATTACCCGAATTAGAAGAACCGGAAAATGAAAATGACGATAAAAAATGTTGGAAACGTGTTATTGCAAAAAAATATACGAATTTCAATGATTTGAAAGAAGATAATGGTAAAAAGATTGTATTTGATAAATTATTAGATACTACCGATTATTCTCTCGTAGAAAAATACAAGAAAGAAAATCCAGATATTTCCGAAAAAGACTTTATTGATTATTGGTCACAAACATTAACTGCGAAACATGGGTTTACAATGGATCATGCGCTAAATGAATCTACCATATTATGGGAAGGTGAGAAAAAAGTGGTAAATGGTGATTATGCGTTATTAGAACAAACACCGAATTTACTAGATCCTAAAGATGACTCGGAAGAAGTAGAAATTGCTTTAGAATCTAATATAAAAAAACGAACAATATATTTTGTCCGTAAAAACAATGTTTGGGTTCATGAAACGGATTTAGATGAATATTCGTTTATTGATAGTAATGAATTATTATGTAATATTGATCCGAAATGTATTTCTACAAAAAAAGGAACATGTGCTTCTGATACGGAATTATTACAACGTTTTCATAATCTAGATCGAGAGAAAATTAGAAAAGAGTTTGAAAGTCGATATGATTTATCCAAAGAAGATATCTCTCAAACCTATGAAAAAAAAGAAACATATTTATTAGAATGGATTGAAAAAGAACGATTAATAAAGAAAAATATTGCGACATTTACAGATTATAAAGCATATGAATTTGGTAAACGCGCAGTTTTACAAGAATTCATAGAATCTCCTTTTATTAGTATTCGTAATTCTATTTTACAGAAAAATCTCGATTTTATTACTAGACAAAATTATATTGTTCTTTTTGTAGATAAGTTATGTAGAGAACCGATTTTAGAAGAACCTATGAATGAAAGTGAACATTGGAAATATTGTAAAGAAACCAATACTAAATTAATGCCAACTTCTCTCTATCGTTTAGCAAAAGCATATTTAGAAGATACGAATAATGTTCCTGTAAAATATAATGCGGTTCTTAATCAATTATGTAATACTGTTGGTAAATTAAGTGATGACGGAGATGCTTATGTAGATAAACATAGTGGATATATTTTACGGAAAATCGAAATGAGAGAAGAAGGATTTGAAATCGGATTTGGTGACGAAGATGGTGGACTTTTTCAAGATGAAAAGACAATGGAAATGGGAGAAGTGGTGGTAAAACAAGTATTTAAGAATGAAGTAGTAAAAATATATACCAATGAAACGGATCAACGATTATATAATATGATTAGTGCGATTTGTAGAAATATATATATTTACGGGGAAGAAAATAAGGAAAAAATGATGCAATTATGTATTGATTTCCAGAAAATTGGTTCTCTTTTTCCAAGTGAAGAAACGTATAAATTACGTGCTGAAAAGATTAAAAAAATGAGAGAAAAAGATCCGAAAATTCTTGCACCGGATTCTTATGCAGTTTATACCAAGAAGAAACACGTATTAATTGCTGCGATATCTGTATTGATTGTTGTCCAATCTGCTATACCAAATATACCAATAGATCGAACATTTTCTGGATGTGTAAAATCATTTGATGGATATCCTTTGAAAGAAGGACAAGACGATTTATCGTCTATTGCATATATTGCATGTGTTTTAAAGAAAATGTATGTGGCAAAAGAAGATGCTGGATTACTTCCAAAAGGAAAAGGAGAATTAGAAAACGTTTTATTGAAAACATTGAAAGATCCTATTTTATTACAACCTTCAGTAGTGAATTTATATGATTTGAAACGGGTTTATTTACAAGAAAATCCGGAAACAAATACAATACCGAGAGAATTAGAAATTGATCAAAAATGGCCACATTTTTCACCTCCTATATTTCCTATCTCAATTCCGGATAAAATCATTCAACCAATTAAACCTGGATCTCAAACTGCATTGAATGTATATCAAACAAAAATCCGAGTATTATCTTTGGCAACTTTACAATATATTCGAGAGATGGTATCGAATAAAAATCTTTTATTTCAAACTAAATCCGGATTTCCATTTTTACAAAATGCATGTTGTGATGAAGTATTACAATTTCCTCCTAAAAGTGTTTTAAACTATTTCTTTCAAGATGCAACTATTGAAAAAATGGTTGATATTTTGAAGAATCTCTCTTTAAGAGTTGGAATCATGAAACAAAAAATCAAAGCTGGAACTATTCATAAAGAAAAAGTAGATTCTGAAAAAGTATCAGATGAAACCGAAAAAGTAGTAAGAAATGTATATAATTCATATGAACCTATGCTGTATTACGCAACTTTAATTCATTACTGTAAATTAGATTCGAAGGTTTATCCAATTCCACCAGAATTAGAGAGATTTTGCGATAAAAAACCATCTGAAATGTCAAATGATAATTATGATCCGAAATCTTCTCTCTTGGAAAAAATGCACTTTTTAGAAAAACATCAAATCAAAATGGATGCAGTAAAAACAATCGATTTGATGAATGTTATTCATCAAAGAAATATGGTGGAAATTATTCCTTCTATGGATGTTTCTTATAAACAAAAAATACAATCTGCCATTCAAAATTTCCTAGAGATTAATAGTGATATTCCTTCTCTCGAATCTTATCTTTCTTTCTTTCCAGATTTAGAATTATCCAGTTTGAAAGTCGCAAATATTAAATTAAAAGAACAATTATTATCTTTTATTGGAAGAAATGCATCGGAAAAACTAAGAATGGCAGAATTGACAGTAAAATCAAATCCTCTTTATTTTTACAATCCAGAGATTTCCATGGAGAATTTAGCCATTCATTTGAAATCCATTGCATATCGTTTTGGTATTTTATATCCTTGTTTTTTACAGAAAGTAACGCATTCGAAAAGTTCGCCTAAACATTGGGAATTATTACCAGACGATGTTTATTATTTATCTTTACATACTCAGAAATATAGAGAAATATTACAATCATTTGTAAAGAATCCATTGATTTTACCCATTTTTCAAAATTGTTTAGAGAGAATTTTACCATTATTAGAAATTATGCATTATTTACTTATCTCTAAAGATTTAGCCGAATTACATGAAATCGGAATATTTTTAATTCATGGTATTTTTTATATTTGGATTGGATTAGTGGATAATATCGATGTTTATAAAACAGTAACACGTAAAATTCGAGAGAATGTAGAAATAGAACAAGATGAAAATAGATTAAGAAATGCCGTGAATTCGTCATTAGAATTAGATGAGGTAGAAGAAGTGGATATTACAGCTGTAAATATGGAACAACGTGATGAAATAAACCAAACATTAGCTGATTTGTTTTTAAAAATGTTTTCTACTTTGAAAACCAAAGAACAAGTAAATGCAAAAGAAGCTATTATGATGTCTTATGCAGATATTATGAGAGAAGTAGATTATTCAAAAGATCGTGAAAAACAACGATTGAAAATGAAATTTAAGAAAATGCCGATGGATGAGAGAAAAGCAGAAAATATATTAAAGAAATTACATTTAGGCGATTTTGCAGTAGATATGAAGAAAATTAATAAATATGGTAAAACTGAGTTATTGGGGGATCGTGATATTGAAGAAGAAGAAGAAATTGCAGAACAAGAACAAGAAGAAGAAGAATTTATGGAATATGAAAATGGAGATTCGAATTTAGAAAACCAAGGCGAAGAAGACGAAGATTATATTGATATGAATGAAAATGCATATGATAATTATGAACAAGGAGGATATGATGAATAAGCTGAGAAAAAGATATCTGCGAGAAAAATAAAGGAAAAACGTTTTCTTTTTAATGATTCCAAAAAAATTACTTCGATTTTATAAAGTTCCTTTTGCAATTCTTCTTTTTCTTTGTTTATTTGGAACCGTTCATTTATGGAAACCGGCATTTGCATACCAAGATAATGGCGCTTATCGACCTTTCGGTATTGGATATAAATATAAAACGGTGATTCCAATTTGGATTATTGCGATTATTTTAGCAATATTTTCGTATCTTTTAGTCTTAATGACGATTATGTATCTGTAGTAAATGTATAGTATATGCAACAAAATCTAAGAAATATTATTATTATTTTTTTAGTTCTTCTTTTTTCTAATTTAGGTATTTCTTATTTCCGTGAAGGATTCGAGTGTCAAGAATATGATACAGAAGGGATATGTATTAAAGAAAAAAAATCCAATAATTTCATTGTTGTTGTTCTTTTACTTATGTTTATTGTATGGGTTATATTAGTTCATCAACACGCCTAAATGGTTCGTTTTAAAAAAAGATATTCAAATATAGAATATCTTTTTATGGAAATTACAGGACCACCTAAATTGATTGAAACGGATATTCGTCATTCTCTCTTTCATTCTTTGAAAACTTGTCATAATACCCGTGCAAATGTCTACGTTTTTACATGGAATTTAGGCATTTTTTTAATATTCATTTCTGTATTTGGATTTGCCCTTTTTTTATGTGCTAAAAATAAAAAAAATAATGTAGAAAATCGAGAGAAATTAGAAAGTGATCAGAAATATGTCTTGAATAAAATTAGGGAAATGAGAGAATTAGATTCTTATCGAAATCAAATGAATACTTTAACGAAATTACCAACACATTCTAGTGGTTATGAATATTAGAAAAAAAGAAAAGAAAAGAATAAACATAAATTTGTTAAAAAGAAAAAAAGAAATTGAATAATGCAAGTTACAATTATTCTAACATCTACTGTTTTTGTCAAATGGAATATATGTAGTCTAGATCAAGTAAATCCAAATGAACGTTTAGAAACATATATTAAAGCTATTTTACAATGGCTAAATAAAACGAATTTTCATATTGTTTTAGTAGAGAATTCCGGATTTCATTATTCTTGTCTAGATTTTGAAAAAGAATATTATCGACATCGATTTGAAGTAATTAATTTTCGAGAGAGTGATTTAGAAGAAGCCAATTATTTAACAGAGAATTATGCAAAAGGTGCTAGTGAAGTTTTTGCAATTGATTATGCTTTCCGACATTCTGTAAAAATACATGCTTCTAAATTTATTATTAAAGTTACTGGTAGATATTTTATACCAGAATTAGAAGAATATTTACGGAATTACGTTTTAGATGATTATGATTGTCTAACGCAATTTTCGAGAGATAGATGTGAAATGGTTGGTTGTCATTATCGTTTCTTCTCTCAAATATTCAATATTCATTTACTGAATGAAAACGGAGAATATGATGGACATATTGAAAATATATGGAAAATGCGGACATCGAATTGTAAACGGACATTAGTATGTAAAGAATTTGATATTGAATCTACTCCAAGAGGAGGTGTTCCCTCTTGTCATGTAACTATATAGTTTTTTTTATTTTACAAAAAAAAAGATATCTAGTTTCATTATAACTTTGTAAAAATGGATAAAGTAGAAAAAAGAAAAGAAATTTTAGCATCAACTGAAAAAAAAATGTCGGAAAAAGAATTGGAGAGAATTTTGTCGAAAAAAAAAACGAATGTGATTGAATTGGATATCCGAGAATCTTTGGAAGGAAATGTCAATTTAGCCATTTTAATGGAAAAAGGGTTTGCTAAAATTGAAATCCTACGTTTTTCTCCAGGAAATATCACCTCTCTTAAAAATATTCCATCTGGATTAAAACAACTCATCATAGCAGATAATTTACTAGACTCGATTGATGTTCCAGATTCGATTGAATATTTAGATATTGCTCATAATTTATTAAAAGGTGAAATTGATTTTGTTCGTAATGGTTTATTGAAATATATTCGGGTGTCTTATAATCAATTATCTTCTCTCTCTAATCTCCAAGAAAATACAGAAGAATTATATTGTGATCATAATATTTTACGTTCTTTAAATTTGAAAAATACGCCTAAATTACGTATTCTGCATTGTGATTATAATCCAAAATTAGTTTTACATGATTTACCAGATACAATTGTAGAAAGCCGTTTACCTGAAAAACGCACCCAAGTAGAAAAAAAAGAATCAGTCGCATTTTCCAAAGAATATTTAGACAGTATTCTTCATTATTTCAAAATGAAGGATAAATATGAAATCGAATTAATGAAATTAAAACGTAAAGCGAAAGAATCCAAACACACATTAAAAACACTACCTCCATGTAAAGGATGTTCTAGAAAAGTGGGGATGATTTTTTCTGGAAAAGATCAGAAATATTCCGTATATTGTGGCGATGTAAATAAACCATGTGATTGGAAAATGATGATTCATCGTGGTGACCATTATTTATTTACAGATACAATGATGGAAATGCGAGAGAATTTAGAAGAAACGAAAGAGAATATGATTCGACAGAAAATGGATACATTGTTTCAATATATTACGGAACAGAAATCTGCGGAATTATTTAAGAAACAACTTTCTTTTTTCAAAACAAATTCAGAAATGGTTACACAATATGAACAAGAATACCAAGATTTATATTTTTCCAAAGAAAAAAAGGAAATTATCGCGCTAAAACAGAAAAAAATCCAAGAATTATTAATGGAATTACAAGAAAAAATCATAGAAGGACATTTAGACGAAATCGTTCATATACAATATGAAAAAATCCAACCGATTGCGAAATATATACAGAATTTGGAATATCCATTTATGGAAATAGAATTTAATGAAAAAACGAAAGAATCGAGATTAGTTCAGAATAATATTCTTTTATCAGATTTAGAAATTAATCATGGAGAACCAGTTACAGTAGAAAAAATAGCGAGAGAAAAGAATAAAAAACTACCAAGTAAAAAAGACAGTGTCGATATGTTTTTTAACGAAGCAAAAGAAGGAGATCTTTTTGATGAAGAAGAAGATTAGTTAACAACCAGTTAAATTAGAAACTCCATCCCAATTAATATTATAGGTAGCAGCCCATTCTTTTTGTTTACATATATTAGACCATTTAGAATGGTTGAAATCTATTACAGTATTTCCGTCAAAATAATTAGTGATTGTTCCACCATTCGCTTGTTGTGTTGGATTACTTAATCCATGTGTAGCCGTTTTAAATCCGTTTCCACCGGTGCTAATAAGTCCTACATTCACATTTCCTTCTGGAATTACACATGCATTTCCTTGAACTTTCCAATTATCTGGACATGGTTGTTTAGTTGGTGGAAATGTATCATTTGCATATATATTTTGCATTATAATACCCATGATAATTAGACATACAATTAAAAAAATAGATGCAACTAGAATGACGGCTCCGTAAAAATCCATTTATATATAGCCTATAGATTAGATTCGAATACCTTTCTAAATATATTTGATTTTGTTCTCTCGTTTTTTTTTCTGATCAAAATGTAACAAAGTATTTATATTATGTCTTCCTATATCCCAGTAAATGATTCTACTTCAAATTGGACACCAGAAATGGTAAATACTTCTAAACATATTTTGGATATGGAAAGATATAATGGACGTGTTAACTTAATGGATATACCAGATTCCAATACTCGGTTTCAAATGTTTGAGAAAATCGCCATTAAAAATAAAGCGACCGAATATCGTAATCCGGTTACAGGTATTTTAGAAGATAACATGCTGGCAAAAGTGTTTTTTTCTAGTGGAAATATCCAGATTTTACAAAATGGATTACGGGCAGGTGTTTACTATATGTCTAAAGATAAGAAAATCATTCTACCTCCTCAAAATATCGATAATCTGAAAATTATCATGCGAAGTATGTATTTACAATATGCTGAACATCGCGAAGATATTAGTGTTACTTCTCAAGTGGAAACCTTAAATAAAATTGTGTTAGATTACATAGTGCCTACTTTATATAATGAAGCAATCGGATATATGAAATATTTAGAAGATCAAAGCACATTAGTGCAACCTTTGGCAATGCCAAATTTAGTTGATCGTGATTATAAGACTTTAGAATTGAAACCATGGTTTTAAGTTCTAACATTTCAATTCTATATCTTTTATTGGAACGATAGTAATATCCTTTAGAAAATTCGAATTTTTGGTTTTTGAATCTGAATATAATAATAATCCTCTTATATATTTTTTACATTTATCTATTACAACATCGGTAAGTTTAAGTTTTATATTTGTAGAAATATTAGAATATATATAGTTTTCAATAAATGGATAATTTACTTTATTTGTAAGAAATCTTTTTCTATTTTTTATAAGAAACTTTTCCATGTTTTGTTCATTACTATGTTCTTGCAATTTTTCTATATTTTTACTATGTTTTTTATCTTCTAATATATGATTATTGACTGTATCTATGAAATAATGATCAAATTCAATATTATCATAAAAATAGTTTATAAATAACAATACACTTATTGCATTTTGTGCATCGGATTCTAAATATTCAAATTTCCATATTTTAGCGAGTATAATAGAACACATCCTTAAAAAAGTATTGTATTTTTTGGATTCTTGATCTTCATCTGTTTTTGAACTTATTTTAATCGATTTTCCATTCATTTCAAATGTAATAGAAGATACACATTTTTCTTCTAGATTGATTGTTTTATATAAACATAAAATCATATCATTTTTTGAATATTCCGCATTTGTAGAAACCTCATTAAATACCGCAATATTCGGTTCTAAATTATGTCGATAATCTAATTTTAAATGTAGATTTGGACACTTTTTGTATAAATGTAGATTTATGTTTTGTATTTCTCTTATTATGTCTCGATCTTTTCCACCTATTCTCTTTCTACTTGTATTGATTCTTTTTCTTTTGATTTTGGTTTTCATTATAAGATTACCATATAAAATATATATTTATTCCAAATAAAAAGGTATAAATATACATATAGCATTTTCACATATATGAAGAAAGCAGCATCATCCACTATTCCTGAAAAATTCATATCGATCATTTCTGATTTTGCCAACGATCTTTCTTATCCTTTTCCAGAATATGAATATTTATGGTCGAAATGGAGGGTTTTAGAAAATATTCCAGAATCTATGATTCAATCTGTATATAACCATTGTCAAGATGTATATCCTGAACGTTTTTTCGATGTTTTGTATCAGAATGACGATATATTTAAACATGAAAATAAGATCAATACTTGTTTTTTACCAAATGTAGAATTCAAAATCTTATTTAATACTCCTGGTGTAAGTGAAAAAACCAAGAATGCAATGTGGAAATATATTCAATTGATTCTTTTTACTATTATCGGAAATGTAAAAGATAAACAGGATTTTGGAAAATCCATGAATTTATTTGAAGGTATTGATGAAACAGAATTACAAGATAAACTATCCGATGCAATGAAAAACATGACGGATTTTTTTACTGGATTAGAAAAAGATTCCGAAAATGAAGAATCTGAAAATTCGGATACAAAAAGTCCAAATATGGAATCTGAGTTTCAAAAAGCTACTTCATTCGCAAAAGATTTCTTTGAGAAAATGGGAGAGACAGAGGGAGAGACAGAGGGAGAGGGAGAGGGAGAGGCAGAGAGAGAAAAGGAATCATCTACTCCACCAAAATTCGATTTCAATCCAGAAGACATTCATAATCATTTAAAAGGACTTTTCGATGGAAAATTAGGAAGTTTAGCAAAAGAATTAATTGACGAATTATCGGAAGAATTAAAAGAAACGTTTGGAACCGAAAATTTGAATTCTGAAACAAAACCAAAAGATTTATTCCAAAAACTGATGAAAAATCCGGCTAAATTTATGGAATTAGTCAAGAAAATCAGTAATAAATTTCAAGAAAAAATGAAACGCGGAGATATTTCACAAGAAGAAATGATGCGCGAAGCTACTGAAATGCTTAGAAAAATGAAGGAAATGGGTGGTGATTCGAAACAAATGACGGAAATGTTTCAAAATATGGCAAAATCGATGGGAATGGGCGGTAAAAATGTAAAAGTAGATACAAATGCGATGAATCGTATGGTAAAACAACAATCTATAAAAGACCGTTTACGTGCGAAAATGGAACAGAGAAAACAACAAGAATTCGAATTAAAACAAACCGCGGAAAATGTAAATCGATTAATATACCGTCCTTTAGATGGAGAAAAAGCGGAAATGACTCCACAGCCTGAAATGAGTATTGATGAAATTGTTGCAAGTATTGAAGCGGTAGGAGAGAAAAAAAATACTAACCCAAATCAGAATCAAAAAAAGAAAAATAAAAAGAAGAAATAAAGTATTAGTTGAAGTTAAGTTATTGTTCCTCTTTTTTACGTAATGCGGTTCCAAAAGCACTTAATATCAAAGACCCAGAATCTTTAGTAAACGCAACACCAACATTACATATTTTTCCAATACTTTTTTTTTCCATTACTTTTTCCATTTCCAAGTATATTTCATTACGTAATCTATGCATATTTTCATCAATATTACCTTTCATTCCTATTTTATTTTTTAAAGTAGTAGATAAACTACGTAAAACGTTCACACCTACTACAGATGTAACATGCACAATTCCAACTGGTTTATAATCTGGCTCATCAAAACACCATGTTGTAATATTTGGATTATCAAAAAATTGTTTGTCGATACGATCATCGTCATCATCGACTTTATATAATTCTCTCGGATTCTTTGCTACTTTACCTTTTTTTTTATCCGTTTTCTTATTTCCTGTTTCTGGTTTCTCTACTTTTTGTATTTCATCACTCTTAGCACCATCTGATTTTGCTACATCGCCTTTGGCAGCGACATCGCCTTTGGCTGCAGCATCTTTATCTTTATCTTTATCACTATACCCAAATAAAGGAAGGAAGAAACTATACCATGCACCTCCTTTCAATACAAGCACCTCTTTTCTTGTTTTACGATGATGATTTCCTTTTTTTTTTTGAAAATTCTTCCGGGTATATTTCATATATTTTTATATTATAGATATATAAAAATATAAGGTATAATACTATTACTAAATATATATCAATACCAATCTTTCCACAATCCCCCTTTTTCTAGATTACAACCGTATATACCTTCATTTTCTATTTCATGAATTATTTCTATTTTTTCCAGAATAGAAATAGATGGATCTTCTAATAATTGTATTTGACTCCGTTTTTTAATAAATAATAAAATAGGAATTTCTTTTTCTTTGTTTTCAATTACGCGATGATCTTTTCCATCGGTTACATTTGATTCAGTTGGAAGAATAGTAGAATACATTTTATGAATCTTATTTTTATGAAATAAAATCCATCCACAAAATAACCAATTTGAAAATAGCATATATAAATAGTATTGTAAAATAATATTTATATGATTGAAAATGACATATTTTTATTTTTGTAAACGACGATTATATTGATATTGCATTTTTTTATTTATCCATTCTTCTTTAATGGTTTGCCTTATCATAATATGTTGATGTCTCTCAAATTCTTCTGGACTATCGTAGAATAATAACACTGGTTCCGGTCGTGTTTCTCCGGTTGAAATACGAACTTTAAACAATAAATCTTCATGAATAGATCCAACAACATATTTACATTTAGCATCTTCATCTCTATATCTATGACCGGTAACTGCATTTACAATTTTACTTTCTGGTATATAAGATGTAGTAAAATACCCGATTTCAACTTTTTTTCTTTTTCCAATCTTTCTTTTCACTAAATGAAAATTTTTATGAATACTCATATTTTGAATATTTGCTTTATTCATATAAGTATTATTGGTAAAAATAGTATCGGTATCAACACTATAATCCATTGTATCTGTTGCGTTATTATACATTTTTGTTTAGAGATCTAATAAATTTGTTGTGGTTTTAATAATTAAGACCAAAACTATTTATATACTTTTATAAATATAATATAATATGTTTACCCAAACCTTAACCCCGTATACTACATTTATAGATGAAACTGAAAATTCATCGCTTCATTCTCAAGAAGTAGAAGATATTTCTATTTCAGAAATTATTAATAAACCAGTTACACTAGAACCAGAACCAGAACCAGAACCAGAACCAGAGGAAGAAGAGGAAGAAGAGGAAGAAGAAGATGAAGAAGAAGAAGAAGAAGAGAAAGAAGAAGAATAAGAAGAAGAAGAAGAAGA